AATGATTTGTACTCCTGCTGAGTATGGAACTATGAAAGTTACATCTAAAGATACTGGTTCTGGGCAATTTATTGTCTCTCCAGATGGAATGGTTAATGGCTACGATGTTATTAGATCAAAGCAAGTGACTTCAGGTGATTTCTACTTTGGAAACTTTGCTGATCTATTGATTGGAATGTATGGCGGTCTTGACTTAACAGTTGATCAATATGCTTTAAGCACTTCTGGCGGAATTAGAATAATAGCCCTCCAGAATATTGATGTCGTTACAAGGCATCCTGAGAGCTTTATTTTAGCTAACGACGGTTAATTTTATCTAATGATGGAATGGAATGGGGGCGGCAACGCCCCTATCTTAAAAATGAAAAAATATTTAATTATTAAAAACACTGTGTCAAATGGAAAAAGAGTTTGTGCAGGTGATGTTGTCGAAGTTACTGTTGAAGAAGGTAATACTTTAGTTTCATGCAATAAGGCTGAAATCTATGTTGAAAAACCTAAGCCAGTAAAAGAAGACAGAAGCGTTGGATTAAAAAAATCTGACAAACCAGTTATTAAAAAAAGGTCTAAAGAAGACTAATGCCATTAGAAAGCGCAGCAGATTTTAGCTCTTATCTTGATTCGACTACGGGTCATGGGGTTGCTGCTACGTTTTTTGAGGTTCAGAACAATTTTTGGGACTCAAGAACTACAAATATTGATACATGGTTCGATATAGACAGTGGCAATAGCACCAGCGTTAATATCATTCTTGACCAAGAATATTTCAACATACAAGGCAACAGCGTTGCTGCGGCTGGATATCAGCCAAGGGCAATGATGAAAGCTAGCGATGCACCTTATATTTCGCATTTAGATAAGCTTATAGTTGATGCAATTACCACCAATAAGGGAAATGTCTTAAAAGCGGCTACAACCTTTTTAGTTGTAAATTCTAAGCCTGATAACACAGGCATGATTTCACTGGTACTTGAAGAGCAATGAGTCAGTATCACATGGAAACAGAGGAAGATATGAGTGCCTACTTAGACATTCAATACGGTCACGGCGTTAGTGCTGTCTATACCATTAATGGCACATCATCCACGATCAATATTATCCTCAATGATGAATACACCGAGCAAGAAGAGGGAATAGGAGTTGAAGCCACTCAGCCCATTGCATATTGCAGAAGCGTAGACGTTCCATCGGTTGCCTTTGGCAACACTTTAGCGGTCAACCCGTTAAAAGATACCGATGGTAATGTTTTAAAGGCTGCTCAAAATTATACCGTGGTAAATATTCAAGCTGATAGAACAGGCTTCACGGCTTTAATGTTAGAGGAAGTCTAGATGGCACATATCAGACAGCTTCTAAGAGAACAAGTAGGAACAACACTGACCGGATTAACCACAACCGGATCAAATGTATTCCAAAGCAGGGTGTACCCATTAGAAAACACCAATCTTCCATGCATATTAATTTATACAAAAAGCGAAGATTCAGAGCCAGTAGTTATAGGCTCAAACAGATTATTAGAACGAAATCTAACGGTTGCAATAGAGTGCTATGTAAAAGCTACCAGCAATTTTGACGACAGCATAGATACTATTGCAGTTGAAGTAGAAAAAGCCATATCTGCTGACAGAACTTTAGGCGGCAGATCAAAAGATGCTTATCTTATAAGCACAGACATAGAGTTTAATTCAGAGGGGGAAAAACCGCTTGCGTTTATGACCCTAAATTATAACGTCGAATATTACACGCAGGAGCAAAATCCTGACGTGGCAAGTTAAGAGGTACTTAATATGAAAATGATTAGTCCAGATGGAAAAGTTTCAATTAAAGCTCACCCTTCAAAGGTTGAGCATTATATGAATATGGGTTGGAAGGAAGAAGCAGCCCAAGAAATAAAATCTTCTTCTAAAAAACAGGCGAAAGCCGAGGTAGAAAATAATGAGTATTCATAAAGGAAGTTCTGGCACTGTCCACGTTGGAAGCGCGGCGATTGCTTCAATTCGATCTTATGCGTTTGATGAACAGTCAGAGACTATAGAAACAACAACACTAGGAGACGTAAATAAAAGCTATGTTTCTTCTGTTAATTCTTGGTCTGGCTCTGTTGATGTTTATTTTGATGAAACTGACACTTCACAAAGTGCTCTTACTGCTGGCGCAGAAGTGACTTTGAAGTTCTATGTTGAAGGCACAACCAGTGGCGATAAGTATTGGACTGGTAATGCAATCGTAACTGGATTCAGTGTTAATGCATCAAATGACTCAATGGTAGAAAGCTCTATTTCTGTTATAGGAAATGGCGATCTAACATTAAGCACTGTATAAGATGAGTGCAATCGAAAGTGCTAAAAAACATTTTGATTCTTTGGGAATCAAGAAGATTGAAGTGCCTGAATGGGAACTAACCATATACGCAAAGCCATTGACTCTGGCTGAAATGTCTAAACTGCAAAGCTTTGCAAAAGACAATGACGTCGAGTTAATGGCTCAATGTGTAATGATGAAAAGTCTCGATTCAGAGGGTGAGAAAATTTTTGGAATAGATGACAGACATGATCTTATGAACCATGTTGATAAGGATGTTCTTGCAATGGTTGCTGGCGAAATAATGAATACGGATTCTATAGAGGATCATGCAAAAAAGTAAGAACAGATAAGGCTCTGTTCGCAAGATATTATTTAGCTGAAACTCTTCATTTAACTCTTAACGAGTTAGAAGAAAAAATGACCTTATCTGAATTTCATGGATGGATAGCATATTTAGAAGAAAAAAATAGGCAAACAAAAAATGGCAACTGATTATAAAATTAACGTAAAAGCAAAAGACCACACGAAGGGTAGCTTTAACAAAGTTAATAAGAGCATTGATAAAACAAAACAGGCAATGGGAAAGCTGGCGGGTGCTTTTGCGGCTGCTTTTGCAGTTACAAAATTAATTAACTTCGCGCAGGAATCTTTAGAGGTTGCTGATGCTATTGGAAAAACCGCAGATTCCATTGGAGTTGCTACCGAATTTTTACAGAAATATCAATTTGCAGCTCAACAGTCAGGAATTGAAACCGAACAATTTAACAAAGCCTTAAAATTCTTTTCTAAAGGTGTTGGTGAAGCCACCATGGGAACTGGTCTTGCTAAACGTGCTTTTGAAGAGATGGGCTTATCTCTAAAAGATTCTTCCGGTCAAACAAAAAAAACAGAAGTTCTTTTTAAGGAATTTTTTGTAACGCTTGATTCTATACAAGAACCTTTTAAAAGAAATGGTTTACTAGCTCAGGTGTTTGGCGCGAAAGTTGGTATATCAATGGCCAACCTTATTAAAGATGGGTCAGCGTCAATGGATGAGCTAGCGGAATCCGCAACGGGTATATTTACTGATGACACCATAAGAAGTGCCGAGAGATTTAACGACACTATGAACAAGTTAAATCGACAGATAATGCAGCCATTATCAACAAAAATGATTGAATTTGCTGCTGCAACACTTGGTGTTTTAGAACACTTTGGTGTTATTGAATTTGATACAACGGGCAAGTCTCTCGACCAACTTAGACAAAAATACTTTTCGATGACGAAAGATGTAATGGAACTTCGTAGGTCTATGGAGGGCGCAACAGGGGATTACCTTAAAATGTTGCAAATGCAAATTATTGGCTTGGAGACAAAAATGCAGCCTATCATTAAAGCCATTAAAAAAGCATTAACACCTGACCCTGACGACGCAACTCAAGCCCTTAATAAGATTGAGACAAGTATTAATGCATATATGGAGAATTTAGGCACTGTAGAAGAGAGGACGGCAAAAGTTGCGGTCAATTCTATGAAAAAATTTGAAGATACGCTTGTAAGCTCTCTCAAGAATGGCAAGTTAGAATTTAAGGCTTTTTCTGACTATGTGATAGAACAACTATTAAGAATAGCAATACAAGAAGCTATTTTAGCACCATTAAAAAGCGCTTTTAAAGGGTTCTTTTCGTTTGGTGCAGACGACTCAGCACCAGTTGAAGTTCCATCAGGAAACGGCGGAGGATTTACGGGTTTAGGTTCAAGAACTGGCGGCGTAGACGGCAAGGGCGGCTTCCCAGCAATCCTGCATCCCAATGAAACCGTCGTAGATCACACCAAAGGTCAGTCCATGGGCGGAACTTCCACAGTGAACTTTAATATTTCAACAGTTGATGCTGCTGGTTTTGATCAGTTACTAGCATCAAGAAAAGGAATGATTACTTCTATCATCAATCAAGCGATGAATAGCAGAGGAAAAATAGGTGTAGTATGAGCGGCGCTTTCCCAACAAGTCCAAAATTTAGAACACTAAATTTTGCAAACAACAGACCCACACTTAGTAACGAAGCTTTGTCTGGAAGACGAGCGGTCAGACAAATTGGTTCTCAATACTTTACCTTTAGCGTTTCAATGCCGCCATTAACTCAAGATAATGCTATGGATGTATTTGCATTTTTACAAAAGCAAAAAGGTGGGTTTGAAACTTTTACAATACAACTACCCATAGAAAATAGAGGTGCTGACAAAGCAAATACCTCAGTGCAAACAGTCGGAGCACACAGTGCCGCTGATTCTACAATTTCATTAAATGGCTTTACAGCAAGCACCACAGGCGTTCTTAAAGCAGGCGATTTAATTAAGTTTAACGGTCACAGCAAAGTTTATATGGTAGAAACTGCTATAAATTCTGATAGTGGCGGAGCTGCTACAGTAACGATTGAGCCTAATTTGGTTGCAACACTTGCTGACAATGAAACCGTCACAATGAATCAGCCCAGTTTCTCAGTATATCTTCCAAGCGAAGAGATAATGTATTCGACTGATCCTAGTGGTATGTATGCCATTTCTTTTGATGTTAGGGAAGTTATAAGCTAATGCCGCGCTCGATATCATCAGCGCTACAGACTCAGATAGCCAATGATGCTAATAAAATTGCATTTTTGATTGAGTTTAATTTTTCAACACCGCTAAGAGTTACAGATTATTATGCAGACGTTACTTACGATTCAAACTCTTATCAGGCTGGCGGAAACTTTGTAAGTATAGAGCCAAGCAATGAGACGGGAGAAGCCAAGTCTGAAGAAGTTGTCATTACCATGTCTAACATAACATCAAGCGTTAGAAATTTAATCGAAGATGGTAATTACACAGATAAAACAGTAAACATTTATATTGCATTTTTTGATACAAATGAAAGCTTAGTTGATGCAACAACCTTCTTCTCTGGAACAATTAATAATGCAAATGTAGTTGAGTCAGCAGGCGATTCTACTGTTTCAATATCAGTTGCAAATAATTGGGCTAATTGGAATTTAAAGAAGGGCAGACATTTCACTGATGAGTCACAACAGAATATCCATTCTGGAGATAAGGGACTTGAATATGCAGACCAAACAAAATCCGATATTCGATGGGGGTCTAATTAATGAACTTTATGATTCCAGCCTTCTTAAGTAAACCATTAGCTTTTATTACAGCTAACTGGGGCAAAATAAAACTAGCCGCAACTATCATAACTGTTGGTGTTGGCGTTAAGGGCTTTGCTGAAGCTAAAGCTTTAATGGCTAAGGGGCAAGATATCTTAGGTCAAAAAACAGCGCAGGGAGGAAAAATCCCTGTTATTTATGGAAGGCGTAGAGTTGGAAGC